AGAGTTCGACAAGGTATTTATCTTCTACAAGGATCCTGCCAAGTGGTGTACAGCATTTGCTAGGATGATAGAAAAGATATTGAGGGAACGGAACGCATGACTACCCAGCTCGTGCGGGACACTATGAAAATGGTTGCCGAGGGAGGTCTTGATCCAGTTGAGATGCACTGGTTTGACGCAACAGGGTGCTTTCAGGACCAAGACGAAGAGTCTCAAACCCCACTGCACGACAGTAGGCCACCCTTTCAGCGGTGCATGGTTTGCTGGGAAGGACGGTCCCGTAACCATCAACGGATGCGGATGTGGTTGCTAGTAGCCGGGGAAGATCCTCAGGATGGCATTGTGCTGACCGTTTGGCGACAACCGGCTGACCAGCCCCCGATTCCCTCTCCAGTGATGGTCTACATGATCGACGAAGGGCAAATACGATATGGCCCTGTTGATGAGAAAGTAACTGTGGACAAGACCGAGGCCGAGATGATCCTCGGGTTCGTTTCTGCTTGGTATGAATCGCTATCCCGTCGTTCTGAGGCGTACATTCCCAGCGTGTCCAAGACCTTCACCAACCAACGTAAGATTGCCCAAGGCAAGGTTCCAGCCTATGACTGGCGGACGGTCACGATTGAGCCAACAGAACCGCAAAAAGAACATAAGGGAGGAACTCACGCATCACCAAGGTTGCATGACCGTCGAGGCCATCTACGCAGACTCAAAAGCGGCAAGAATGTTTGGGTAAAACCTTGCAAAGTTGGAGACATCAACAAAGGCATAGTGTTCAAAGATTATCAAATCAAGGAGAAAGATTAATAATGGACAACGAACAAGCAATATTTAATTACCTTAGTGATAAGGGAGAGATGTTTGTTACTAACATGAGCATCTCAGGAATGCCCAGATCGTCTCTCAACGCCAGGCTGTCCATCATGGCGAAGTCGGGGAAGATAGAACGCAGACTAGAATGGAATGAAGTAATACGGAAGCAATGCTGGTTGTACATCCCTCCCAAGTCGGAGAGGGTTTACAAGACATCCAACCCATTCCGAGGAGAACCCGAGTATGCGTTTATCTTGCGGAATTTCTGCCGTTTACCACTGGAGACCCAACATGGATGAGCAACTGAACCGTGCCCTGCAACGCGCTCTGTCGGCCATGGAGAGCGCCTACTACATCCTGATGATCCAGCCCCACACGCCCCGAGAAGAAGCGGAGGAGCTGCGCCGTGCAATGCTAGAGATCGAGGATGTGCTAGAGTGAACCTTTCTCGCGTGCTGTCTCCTAGATGTCCCACTCGGGACTTGACCCCGGTCTTGCATCGGGGTTTTTTTTGTGTTAGTGTTGACCTCGTTACTGTGGAAGGTAACAAGAGAGGACTTACTCATGCGCCTGGCCCTTCGGGGTCTTCCACCGGGTGCAGCAGTAAGTCCTTTTTTTTGTCCCGCACTCCTCGCGTTAGCAGTGGGCCTAGATGGGCCGCAGGGAAGAGAACATCGGCCAGGGTATGCCACCCCCTGCGAGCCGCGCAGCGTTCCAGAGCGACTGCACAAGCACCTATCCTCCCCGGTGGTTTGGGGACGGGTGTCGAGTGAATCTGGCCTCAAGGGAGCACTGGCAGGTTACCGTCTTAGATGAGTGACCCTGCGGGTGAGGCTGGCTGCCATGCCACCTTGGAGGTTCTTTTGTCCTGATGTTCTGTGAACGAACGGACAGTTGACAGTTCTTTTTTTTTCTGTTCTAGTGATGTTTCTCGTATCTATCTTATCTTATCTTATAGGTGTTACATGAAGTTATGTATCGACTGCCGTCACCTACTGCCCAAGCCTGGTGACGATGACTACGCACTAGCTAAGTGCGCCGCCTTCTACAACATCCATCCTGTCAGCGGCAGGAAGTTGTACAGCTACGCCTACAACCAGAGAACCTTCGAAGCAGGCAAGTGCGGCGAGGGAGCGATCTTCTGGGAGCGTAAACAAGAGGAGACCAACGATGAGTGATTTCAGCCCAGAGGTCCGCAACAGCGGCTGGTGGTCTGGCGATAGCCGGATGGCCGCCAACGGTCAAGCAGCAACAGCCATTCTCATAAAACAAGGCAAGATGGAACGTGAAGAGATCTCTGATCTTGAACACGTCAAGATGGGTCACGTCATGCAGCCGGTTATCGGCAGGCTGGCCCAGGAGAGACTAGGCATAGAACTCAAAGATGCTGCGTACCCTCTTACTCATCCCAAAGAAAGTTGGTTGAGGTCTCACTTTGACTTCATCTCAGCGGACAACAAGGTGCTGGTGGAAGCCAAGAACTACAGCTCTTTCATGAGGAGCAAGTTCGATCCTGAGACGTGTCTCATGCCGGACTCGGACAGGATCCAGTGTATCCACGAGGCCACCGTTCACGGTGCAGAGATCGTTTACCTGGCAGTCCTACTTGGAGGATCTGAGTTCATCACTGTGCGACAAGAAGTCACACCAGAGATGAAGGAGGAGCACGTCAAGTGGTGCGCCAGGTGGTGGGGCCACGTTGTTGCTAATACCTTGCCTGAGCCTCAGACGGTGGAGGAGTGCAAGATCTCCTTCCCGGTGTCGGAAGAAGGGATGGTAGTCGCCACGAGAGAGTTAGAGGCTGCTGCTCGTAACTACTCTTACTACTCCAAACTTCGTAAAGAAGCAGAAGATCAGGAAGAGAACTGCAAGCAGGCTCTCATGAAGGCGATGGGCAGCAAGTCTGTGTTGAGCACCATTGATGGTACGGTGCTGGCTACTTGGAAGTCTGCCAAGGCGTCTGCCAAGTTCAACACGACTGCTTTCAGGGCAGCGTACCCACAGATGTATGACCAGTTTGTCCAGGAAGTACCTGGATCACGGAGATTTCTAATTAAATGATTGAACAAGAATACGAAGACATTTGGCATCTATATCGTGCACTTGCGATGGCTGCTTTCATCATCAAGAGGGAGAACCCCTACCACGGTGGAAGCAAGCAACTGATCATGGAATCAGCATCCGAGTACGCAAATCTTATGTGTAAAGACCTACGAGGTTTCAATGAGTAATCTTATCCCTGTGAATGACGTCCAGACTATGGCCGTCGCTATCGCCAAGTCTGGCCTCTTTGGCATGAAGACCCCTGACCAGGCACTCGCCCTGATGCTCATCGCACAAGCAGAAGGGATGCACCCTGCTCTGGCTGCTCGTGACTATCACATCATCCAAGGACGTCCTGCTCTTAAAGCAGACGCAATGCTTGCACGCTTCCAAGCACAAGGTGGCAAGGTCAACTGGGATGTGTTAACTGATAAGGAGGTAACTGCAACATTCAGTCACCCACAAGGTGGCAGTGCCAAGATCACCTGGACTTGGGACATGGCAGTCAAGGCCAAGTTAACCGGCAAGGACAACTGGACTAACTATCCTCGTGCGATGTTGCGAGCAAGGGTGGTGAGCGAAGGAATCCGCACCGTGTTTCCCGGTGTCGTAGTGGGCGTCTACACGCCGGAAGAACTGTCGGACATACCTACCCATGCACCCGTGAAAGATATGGGCGCAGCGGACGTTCTAGACCCCGTGCAGCCCCCTCCTAGGGAGGTGGAGGATCATCCCTTTTCACTCTTTCTTGCAGACGGTTCCGTCTACGAGTCCTACCCCGATTTCTCAGGCTACTTGGAAGGGGTTAGGTCGATGGTTGAAAAGATTATGAGGTCGCAGAAGTTCACGCCGGAGGTCAAGAAGGAGAAGATCGCCAGCGTACTCAATGCCAATGCCAAGGGTATCGAGGAGCTGCCAGCGCTGTTTAAGTTCCAGTTGAAGGCAGCGCTTATCGGGGAGGGATCCGATCTCCCAAAGGTGTTAGAGGACCTGTCAGACCAGGAGACATCAATGGATCTGTAGGAGGATTCCATCGTATCGGCAATATAACTATCAAGGGATATCATGAGTTACAAAGAAAACGCATTTCAACCGACCCCAGGCAAGGTAAATCTTTTCTCGAAAGATCCAGCACAGAAAAAGAATCCTAACGGCCCTGACTGGGATGGTGATCTGTTGCTCACCAGATCGTACGCAGTAGGTGAGACGATAAAACTATCTATCTGGCAGAACACCACCAAGAACGGTGGGACCTACTTCACCATTAAAGAGAACACTTATTTCAAAGACAAGAAGGAAGAACACAAGGAAGTACCGCCTAATTACAAACCGCACACAACAGGGTTTGGATCTAAGCGGGATGATCCTGACGACGAAGTCCCTTTTTAGTCTTTATAACTAAGTATTATGACTCCTACCCAGAGATCACTTGAGTACCTGCGTGAGCAGGGCTATCTCTGCGCTGTAGTTGAGAAGTGGAATCCACACGCTCGAATACGGCAGGATCTCTGGGGATGGTGCGACATCCTTGCAATACGTCGTAATGAGGTACTTGCCGTGCAGGTAACGGCATCTGGGGTGGCAGAAAGGATCAAGAAGATCCTTGCGTCTGACACAGTGGGTGCAGTACGGGAGGCTGGTATCAGGATAGAAGTACATGGTTGGCGGAAGAACTCCGCTGGTAAATATGTAATGAGAATAGAGGATATATCTTGACTAAAGTATTTGTAGCGACACCTATGTATGGTGGAATGTGTACAGGGTTTTACTTGCAATCTATGCTGGGTTTAGTATCAGTAGCGAAAGAGAAAATAGAACTTAATTGCTCTTTCATGTTCAACGAGTCTCTCATCCAGCGTGCAAGGAACGGACTAGCGCATCAATTTCTGCAGACAGACTGCACGCATCTGATGTTCATAGACGCTGACATACGGTTCAACCCACACGATGTCATGTCAATGCTGGCAGCAGACAAGGATGTCATCTGCGGACTCTATCCCAAGAAGGAGATCAACTGGCAGCAGGTTGCTATCTCCGCAGGCAACGGAGTGCCGTGGGATCAGCTCAAGAACCACACAGGAGCGATGGTGGTTAACTTGGTAGGAGAGCAAGGCCAGGTTGTAGTACCGCAGAATGAGCCGCTGGAGATCGTCAACGGAGGCACAGGCTTCATGCTCATAAAGCGTGAGGTGTTTGAAGCTATGCGACCATTTGTCGCCGTGTATACCAACGATGTACTAGACACGGCAGGCACGATGAAGGCTGACGAGATCTACGAATACTTCCCGGTGATGGTGGAAGACGGGCGTCTTCTCTCCGAGGACTTTGCTTTTTGCACAATTGTAAGAAAGCAGGGGTATAAGATCTATGCTGCCCCGTGGGTGAAGCTCGGACACTACGGGTCTTACCTATTCGAAGGCAGTCTTATCCCTGCACCTTAACCGGAGTCTCTTGTGAAAGATCAGATCCTTGCCGCTATTGACGGGAATGACGCTATGGATGCCCTGTCAGCGCTCTTCTCTGCTGCCGTCACCGTTGCTCAAACCATGAGCATCGAAAAGTATGCCCTGAAAGCTTTTTTCCAAGGCTTTGCTGACACGGCCTACTCTATCGAGTCTACCGACGAAGACGATGGTCTTGACGAGGATGACGGCGTCGAGGAAGACGAAGGAACCGAAGAGTAATTACTTCTTCGCAGTTCTCGCGGATCTACGGAAAGCCTCGGCAGTGGGAAAACCCCGCTGCCCAGGCTTTTTAGCTGGTAGGCCCAGCTTTCTACGTCTGTTGATGTTGTAGTACAGACCCTTCTTTGCTTTCATCTTGGAACCTCAGTACATCTGGATTGACAGGCGCATCCTTGCCCTTCACCAGACGGTTCCCCAGCCACGGCTCTCCCTTCTCTAGGATCACCATAGAGTGCCGGAACTCCAGGCGCTGGACGTTGTGCTGGATCTTGCACTTGTCGTTCACAGCCTGGATGAAACCTGCAAAGAACTGTATGGCGTGTGAGCCATAACCCGGAATCCACTGCGTGTGGAAGTCCTCCACAACATAGATGCCATCGTTAGCTAACTTGGGCCACCAGCGGTTGAAGTTGGCAATGATGTCTTGGGCAGTGTGAGATCCGTCATCAATGATGATGTCGAACTCACCCTCTAACTCTACTTCCTTGGAGTCTCCAACGATCACTTTGATGCGACCGTCCTCGAACTCCAGCTCTCCGCACTTGGGATCCGTGTCGATCCCAATGATCTCGGTAGCATCCCAAAAGTAATCTGCCCACGTTTCCAGTGAGCCACCGTTCTGTACTCCTATCTCTAGGAGTCTGATTTCATCATCTCTGTAGAGAGAAAAGATTTGATCGTAAGCATATAGATAAGATTCCCACTTGTCAGAAACAAGACCATCCTTCCTGACATGAATTCCTAAGACCGACATCCCCAACGCCTCCTGGCTGCTTTCCCGCGCTCCCCCGTCCAACCCTTGGAACGGGCACAGAAACTTTTATGGCGAGGATTCTTAGGGTCTTTCGTGGGTGCTTTTAAGTTGCTACCCGCTGCCCTAGCTTTCCTCCGCCCCTTCTCTGTCAGGCCAGCACCTCTTGATGCGGGGAGTTTCTCGCCTCTACCAACTGACAGATTGGGGAACTTGCTCATAATTCACTCACATCTATAAGGTCACCACGGAAGTCAATCACTCCATCATCGTGTTTACTGACCAGCTCAGGCCACAGCATCTTGCCATCCCTGAACGTCAACACGGCAAACCCAGACCTCCAGTTTACAGGATTGTCTTCCAAGTAATCCAAGAATTGTGGTCCGTTCGTTTCCGCCAGCGTACCCGTGTCTACGCCCCACCGCGTGCCGTTGTAGTCGCTGTAGGGCGTTACCTTGAGACTGTGGAGATGCCCGGTCACAATCGACACGCCAGACCCCACCGTGTTGTTGTGAGTGGCGTGTACACCATTCTTGTACCTATGCTTGACCACCACCTCTGGAGTCAGCCAGCAACTCCAACATGGAGTCCAAGCCATAAAGTGATCCTTTAAAGCCGTGCCGTACACGCCTTCAAACTCTGGGCCTACCTGCGCTAGACGGGTCTCAAACCGCGCGTCGTGGTTGCCCAGGGACCAGATCAACTGCGTGTGATGCCTAGCCTTCTTGGTGGCCTTCTCGATCTCTCCTAGAGCCTCCTGGCAGGCTTCCAGTTCCTGCTTGACGTTAGGCATATGAGTCCAGCCTATGCGTGGGAATCGGGAGATTGCAGCGCCGTCAAAGGCATCGCCGTTGTTGACGATCACATGAGGCTTTAAAGTCTTTATAGCCCAGAGCAAGCCCTTGAAAGCTGTGCTGCGTATGCCAGGCCAGAAGTGGGCGTCTGAGAAGACTATCGCAGTTCCTGTCGTGATCCCTGCGTGGTGTCTTGCCTTCTCTAGGTGTGTGGTGCTTGGCCCTTTTGTCTCTCTTACGCTGAGACTTATCTTATGGTTGGCTTCTATTCTAGTTCTTATTGCGTAGACTGCTCTTTCTGATATGCCGGTAGCGTTAGATATCTTTCTGGGAGATCTATGCTTTTCCCAGAGCTGTATGAAATCTTGATCAGATATTAGTAGCTCACGTCCCATGTGCGCCTCCGTGATGGCAGGCGCTTGATACCATACTATTGTTACAACGACAAGTACGTTGTCACAACGATCACTTCCTACCCAACATTCCTTTCAAAATGAGGGCAGTCAACAATACTTTTGAAGTTCCCACCCCAGCGGTTCTTGGGGTTGAGGCTCTGCCAGAACTCACCAACCGAGATCAAGGTATCCCGATTGCTTACCAGTTTCCCATCTTTAAAGAAGTTCAAGTCAATAGCGCACCTCTTCAGGTGCATGGAGTTAGAGGTATTGCTTAGTCCCTTGCTCAGGTAAATTTCCTGCTGCTCAGGAGTGCGGAACAACTCTCCGCCCGTGATGACAAACCCTAACTCAAAACACTTGTTGATGAGCTTGGCAACGTCCTTAAGGAACTCTGCCTGCTCTACTACAAGGCTCACTGACCTTCTTTCAAAAACACTGCAACAAAAGCACAGCCAGCGGTTCCAAGCTGCACCAACGCCTCCCCAAGCCCAGGAGGAATGCCTGTTATTGGTGAGATAATGTTGATGAGCATGGCAATGCCAGCCCACGAAGACGGTTCTTTGAAGCGATCAATAAAGTATTTCATATTCCTTCTCCAGGAGTGACGTAGACGGTCGGAGTTTGAGATGAAGAAATGTAAGATATGAACACATTCGCGCCGCTAGAACACTGAGGCCCACTCAGCACAATTGATTCTTGTGGCCTGATAGGCACTCCATACCCTGGAGTACCAGACGTTGGCACAGCAGCATTAGCACCAGCAGTAGCCGATATCCTGACATACAACGGTTGACTGCCTGACGTCTCATGGTTGACAAACAGATACTGGCTGCAAGGACTGTCTGCGAAGACGTTGGAAGTTGCGAGAGTAGAACTTCCCGACAAAACAAACGTCTTCCCCATGGGGTAAAAAGCCTGGTTGTAAGCCATCAGTAGACCTTTGATCCGCCGCCGCGAGTAGGACTCTGCTTGGTGTCGTACGGACCCTCGCAGAAGGGCAGAACAGGGCGGAAACCACCCTTGGGCAGTTCACCCGGCTGCCAACGTACCATGTCCCTACTACCGTCTCGCGGTAGCTGAGGACGGGTGGACTTGGCTATCTGCTGGTTGACGTCATGGTCCCGTTGCTGGACTCGATTCTTCATTCCTATGCTCCTTGGCATTGATCGTAAGGTAACAGAAGATCACATAGATGCCGAGTGTTCCCACCCGCTCCCATGTTGGATTCCACATCGTCCAGCACCCAAGACCAAACGAAGTCAGCAGGGCCAGAATGGTGATAAGCCTGTCTGTCACCACAGACAAGGCTAGTTTGATCAGTTGAATAGCTTCCATAAGATTACTCGTCATCATCATTCATAAAGCCAGTACCCCAGTCAGAACCCTCGTCCTTGAGGCGCAGGGCTTCCAACTTGAGCGCACGGTCGATGACCTTCATCTTAGCATCAAGGCTAGCCTCGGGGTCGGAGATCGTCACCCGCAGCATATCCGAGATAGCCCTTTCCAAGTCTGTACTGATGCCACGCTTCTTGCTCATTCTTCTTCCGGCTGAAATTGTTTTACGCCGATTCCACTTAATGTGCCCGTTGTAGCAGGACTTCTACCCAAACCCTGAACAACAGCCTGCCCCGCTCTTCCAACTCTAGTTGCAGCAGGCGCAGGAGGTTGAAGATTTCTTTGCAAAGAGCGCTGGAAAGGAGTGCTAAACCTTGCAAGAGCTTCTACTGCGCCAGTCCTGACTCCGGCGGCCTGCCCAGCGGCAGCCATTTCCGGAGTATATAAACGTCCAGACGGCTCCCATCTGGCTCTCACTCCCAAATTTCTACCAATCAAACCAAGTTCATCTAACCCTGTTGGTTGATACCTAACAGAACCGGCGCGTTGACCAAGCATATTGCCAAGTCGTTCTAGACTAATATCACCATTGACAATTCCACCTTGTTGCATTAACTGCTCAAGGTTTACTGTGTTGCGATACAAAGGATTCAATCTTTGTATTTCAGAAAATATTTGTGGATGGTTTCTTGCTATAGATTGGTCAATGCTTTCCAACAAATCAAATATACCCTGCCTAGTTGCCATATCAGGAGAGCTTCTGGCAGCAGTAAGCAAACCAGATCTAACGCGTTGCAATTCAGGGCCATTGGCAGAAAATGTGGCTGGGTTTGCCCCCGGCCTTCTTGCCATTTGTTGATAATTGTTGAGTATGTTGTTGACTGATTGTCTAGCTGCAGGACTAACTCCTGCAGCAGCAGTAGGCAACAAATTTTGAATGTTGGCTACATTTTGCAATGCTTGTATTGACTGAGGATCAAGACGAATTTGTTGATTAGCAAACAAATTTTCGTATTCGTTGCCAAGCGAGCTAAGACGGTTTCTTATGAACGCATCATCAATTTCGTTTACTCCAGGGACTCCAGTTGTTTCTGATGCAAGTTGATTTGCTCTTGTTTGGCTTTGCCTGCTGCTGGAAACACTCATAGGTTTAGATTCTCTAACCTGAGGAGCTTTTATTTGTAGACCAAGATCTTCGGCGCGTCTCGCCAAGCGCTCTCCGGTTTGAGTGGCTTCTCCACCAAGTAATCTACCAGCGCCTCTAGCAAGCCTTGGGGTTGCCAAACCCAATCCGCCTAAAACTTCTCCAGCAGTTCTGTATCCGCTGACTTCTTCTCTGGGTGGTTTAATGTTAACTTTTTCAAGACCTTTCTCCGCTTCTTTAACAGTTGGGAAAATTGTCTGTCTGCCCTTGGGCTTTTCATCCGTTTCTGGCAAAACCCCAATAGTCGCTAGATTTTGACGAGCGGTTTCCGGCAACATCTGCGGCACATCATAAGCGCCAAACTTTTCAAGTTCGCCAAGACCGCCAACAAGACCAGTTGCTGCTCCGTAAAGTCCAGCGCCAACCTTCTCACCAAAAGAGGGTTCTTTGGTTTGTTTTTGAGACGCTTGTGCCTTTTGTTTGCGTAACTGAAGAAGTTCTAATTCTTCTTGTTCATTTAGGTTGAGAGCCACGGGCTTTCTCCTCTAGTTCTTGCAAACGTCTTTCGTCTTTTTCAGACCAACCTTGACCTGGTTTTATTGCTTGAGCAGAAACTTGGCCCAAAGTCGGTTTACCTCTAGTTCTGCTGGTTGCTTCTCTATAAGCAACGGCAACGTCACGAGTGTTGTACGGAACAATTTTATCAATTCTGTTTACTAAGTCTTGAGCGGTTTTTGCTTGTTTGTCAGTCATCAATCCAGAGTCAATTGATGGCTGTATGTTTTCAGTTGCAATTCGCTTAATATCTGCAAGTTTCATGGCAACTTTATAAGGATCGTCAACTCCAGCGTTAATATACGTCCCCTTTTCCATTTGACTTGCAAGAGTTGAAAGACCGCTGGCAAGACCGCTACTTTCAATTGACGCCAAGTTTCTTCCAATTCCAGTGAATGCAGTGTTCATTAACTCAGCATCAACAGGAGAAATTTTTCTTCCTAGTTGATTTCTAATAGCATTGAACATTCCATCTTTAGTCTGAAGATTTGGCAACCACCCAGTAGTTGAGCCTTGTGGA